CTATCACAATGCCAATCATAATATTGATTTAGTTTATATTTTGTAAATTGACAAGATTCACTTCTTTCCCAATCAAAGTTCCAACCAGCTGCTTTATTTGCTTCGTGAACATAAGGATGTATTTCTTTATATATCCAAGTATCATTTAACCATACTAAATCAGAATTTCTTTTTCTTTTTAAATCTAATACTTCTTGTTTGTTTAATTTTTTATCACCATAACCACCAGTTCTAGCCATAACTTCTTTTTGTTTATTAGCATATGCTATGACATCGTCACAAAATTTAGGTGTTAGTACACCACTAAAATACCAGTAATAATTAGATATATTCATATGTTATAGTTTGCACAAAATTTAAAGCGTCTTTTTGATTATTAGTTAAATAATACATACAAGTTGATGGAAACATTATAAATTTATTATTAGTTAGTGGGATATCCCAAGATCTGCCTTTACGTCTGTTATCTTCATAGTGTATTCTAACCATACAATTTTTTACATTTACACCATATAACAAAGTGTAATCAGGTGAGTTTCGTAGATCCACAGGATCTATATTTAATAAAGGTATACTTGTTTCTTGAGGTTTATACATATTACCCCACACACTTTTATTAATTAAAGAAAAGTTATAATTTAAATTTATATGTTCTCTTATATATGTGATTAACTTATCAAATTCTTTTGAAAATGGAAAAGATGAATCTGTAACATTTGAAGTTAATATGTCTTGTTGTAATTTATCTCGATCAATGTCCCAATCTTTGGGCATCGCCACATCACCATGATATAATGCTATTTCAGATAATACTTTCTTTTGCATACCACATACCTTTGTAATTTACTCTGCTGTGTCTGTCAAGTCCCAAGACTGATTCGCCTCATTCCAAACATAATATTGCATATTTGTTCGTTGTTCTTCTGTTAACTCAGGAGCATCACCGATTGGTGATTTCCAACTAGCTGTAGCCATATCTTTTACCCAAGATGCATATGGTTTTTTAGGCCAAAAGATATTATCATCTTCGTCCCAAGTAAAACCTATGCCAGCATAATTTCCTCTAAAAGGTGTTCCGCCTAGTCTATGTGTGTTTTGTATTGTGTTATATGAAGTTTGAATCCACATTTGTGCAGGCCAATTATTATGATGTTCTAAATATTGTTGACCTACTGTTTCATCTTCAACACCATCAGCATTTAACATATCTTTATTATCTAAAGTTAATACTGATATAACTTTTCCGTTAGCTCCTAGTTTTGCAAAATGTGCCATAATGTTCTCCTTATATATTAATTACCATTCAACTGTTATGAACCTTGAAATTTATATCTTATTATTACTATACCTGAACCACCTGTGCCTCCTGCATTTACAGGAGATGAACCTGGGTTGGGTCCACCACCACCTGCGCCACCACCTGTATTGTTAGCTCCGTTACCAGCTGCAGAAGGTGGTGAATTTCTTGCACCATCTCCACCACCACCATTTGCACCGGCGCCTATAGGTCCAGGACCATAAAGTCCACTACCACCACCACCTGCATAATATCTTACTGATCCAACAGGTCCAGGTGTTCCATAACAAGTGGATGTAGTTATAGCTGAAAAGCTTCCTATACCACCATCACCACCTCCAGGTGATTTACCATCACCACCAGTTGCTCCAGCACCACCACCTCCTCCAGAACCATTTGCATTAGGTGTTGGACTTGATACTGCACCTCCAGGATTTCCTTGAGATGGAGTTACAGGAGGTGTATTACCTGCACCAAAACTTGAAGATGGGCTGTTAGAACCTGCACCACCACCAGATCCACCAGAACCAGCAGGGGTACTATTACAATTGTCTCCAGGACCACCTCCACCACCACCAGCAGATTGTATTGTTGAAAAAGTTGAAACTCCTCCATTCCCACCAACTGCTGCGCAATTAGGAGGGGCAGTTCCAGCAGTTCCACCAGCTCCTACAGCTATTGAATATCCTTGCACTGACACTGGTAAAGCAGCTACAGGAGCTGGAGAAGAACTTAATGGAGAAACGGTATAATTGCCTGATGCAGTTCCACCAGAGGCTCTAAAACCTCCAGCACCTCCTCCAGCACCTCCTTCAGTTCCACCACCACCACCACCGCCAGCTACAACTAAATAATCTACTGTATCTACACCTTGAGGATTACCTGAACAAGAAACACAAAATGTTCCAGGACTTGTAAAAACGTGTATTTTATGATCACCACAAGTAATCACTGCATTACCACCTGTCGCTGCAACATATTTTGCTGCTTGAGCTTCTGATTGTAAACCTGAATCTGTTACTAACCAACCTTTTGTTGAATCTATAAAAACTAATGTTACCGCAAGACCCTCTTGGGTTAAAGGCACATTAGCTGTATCACCACCAATTTTATCTGAACCATTTGGAACAAGTGTTAAATTTTTTGCGGGGAAAGTTCCTGCATAATCTTTAAATCCAACAACTGCTCCAGCAACTCCTGCAGGAAGGTTAACATTAAAACCACTCCCACTTGATGTGTCCACAAAATATCCTTCACCAGCAACGGCTGTAAAAGTTGATGTCTTAACTGTTGTTTGCCAATTAACAGCACCTGTCGCTCCAAAACCATTTGCTGTTCCATTGTTGGTAATTGTTACACCAGCAGGAATTGTAAATGTATCTCCACTATCTCCTAATGTAGTTGTACCACACGCTGTTCTTGGACTAATTTTATTTACTTTTATTTCACTCATAATTTACCTATTGAAATTTATACCTTATTATTACCACACCACTTCCTCCAGCACCACCTAGTTGATTTGCAGGATTACCAGTGGATCCACCAGCACCACCACCGCCACCAGCTCTATTGTCAACTGCTGCATTACCTGCTGCACCATCATCACCTCCAGCAGCACCAGAACCATCTGGGCTTGGATTGCTCGTTCCAGGACCTGACATACATGTTGCTCCACCACCACCTCCACCAGCGTAACCCACTGGACTACCTGTAATGTTTGATGTTGCTCCTGCGCCACCTGTTCCTGTAGTTCCTGACGGAGTACCTTGAGTTCCTGCGCCAACAGCTCCACCACCACCTCCTCCTCTTAAATCAGGCGGTGCATCAGTGCCTTGTGCTCCAGAATTTCCTTGCGGTGGAGTTGTTGGAGGTGAATTTCCTGCTCCTCCAGGACCTGCTGTTTGTGAAGAACCTCCACCACCAGATCCTCCATCACCACCATTTCTACATGAAGGTGCAGGAGGAGCACCTAATGCTCCGCCTCCGCCACCACCTGCTGCTGATAGTCCTGCGAAACTTGAAACATTACCAGTACCACCTCTTTGTGGACCTGAGCCAGGAGAAGTTCCTCCTGCTCCAACTACAATCGGATAAGCTTGAGCTGTAACTATAACTCTATTTCCAGGAGTTGAAAAACCATCTTTAGGACTCGCTGTATAAGAATCTATTGGTGCATTTTTAACTTCTCTAAAACCACCGGCACCTCCACCACCACCAACGTGTTGTGATGTTCCTGCTCCACCACCAGCGCCACCACTACCAGCTATTATATAACTTACGGTATTATGCTCTGGGGCTGGAGGTTCTGTAGCAACACAATTAACGGTGAAAGTTCCTGGCCCTGTAAATGTATGAATTTTAAAATTTCCACAAGTAGTAATTGTTCCACCAGTTGCTTTTATAAGTGGAGGAATTCCTGTTTCTGAGTTAGATGTTTCCTGAACATTAATCCAACCCTCTGTTGAATCAACAAAAACAAAAGTTGCTGATTGACCATCTGTGTTTAATTCTGCATCTTGTGCTATACCACCAATTTTATTAGATCCATTTGGTGATATTGTTAAAGCATTTGTTCCAAATGTTCTTGTGTAATCAGCAAAAGCAACAATTGCTCCTGCTGTTCCAGCAGGTAAATTTGCTGTAACAGCTCCGCTTGATGTATCTACAAAGTACCCTTCACCATCTACTGCAGTAAATGTGCCTGTCTTAATACTTCCTGTTTGCCAATTAACAGATCCTGATCTACCAAAACCTGTTTGTGATGCACCTGATGCTAAAGCAATAGTATCACCACTAGCGCCAATAGTAATAGTATTACTATTTTCGTTAATAATGTTTTGACCACATTGGTTTTGTATGTTGTTTACTTTAATTGTACTTGTCATAATTATTGAAATTTATACCTTATTATTACTATACCTGATCCGCCTGCACCACTGGTAACGGGGTTTGGATTTGAATCTATACCTCCACCACCACCTCCAGTATTTGTTGAACCTGCATTACCACTTGAACCAGTTTGTGCTGAATCTCCACCACCTCCAGTGCCACCTGAACCTTGAGCTGGACCTGGTTGACCTTCAGATTGTCCACCACCTCCACCAGCATAAGTAGTGGATGAACCATTTATTGAAATTACTAAACCATTTCCACCATTACCACCAACTCTTCCAGGACCAGCATTACCACCAACTGCACCTGCTCCACCACCTCCACCACCAGTATTAGCATTTCCTGCTGGATTAGGAGAAGGAGCACCACCTACGCCACCATCATTTCCTTGCGGCGGACTTACAATAGGAATATTACCACTTCCTCCTACTGATTCATTAGGTTGATTTGGACCACCTTTACCACCACCACCACCAGATCCTCCTGGATTACCTGGACCATTTGAGTTACAATAACCGCCTCCACCACCGCCACCACCTGCTGATGTTATTGTTGAAAAAACTGAAGCTACACCTGCATTACCTCTTTGATATTCATTACATGTGCCTGGTGAGGGTACACTAGCAGATGCACCACCTCCACCAACTTGAATTGGAAAAGCTGTCGCTGTTACTGGAATTGCTGTACCTGCACTTGGTGCAGGAGCAGGTGTGCAATAAGTAGAAGCTGAATATCTTAATCCTCCGGCTCCACCGCCACCGCCACCACCATTGGCAGCTCCACCAGATCCTCCGCCAGCTACAACTAAATAATCCACTGTATTTGATCCTCCTGTATTACCAGCACAAGTAACTGTAAAAGTACCAGGTCCTGTAAAAGTATGAATTTTAAAATCACCACAAGTAGCAATTGTGTTTCCTCCTGTTGCTGCAACAAATGCTGGTCCTGTTTCTGTATCTTCAGCGTTTTGAACATTAACCCATCCTTTTGTTGAATCTACATATACAAAAGTAGCAGCTTGACCATTAATATTTAATGTTGCACTTCCTGTTTTTCCTCCTATTTTTTCTGAACCATTTGGAGTAATTGTAAAATTATGTGTTGAAAAATTTCTTGCGTAATCAGAAACCGCAACGATTGCTCCAGCACTTCCTGCTGGTAAATTCATTGTTATTGGACTACTTGAATTTATAAAATAACCCTCACCACTAGCTGCTGTGAAAGTTCCTGTTTTAATTGATCCTGTTTGCCAGTTTACTGAACCTTCTCTACCAAAACCTGTCTGACTAGCGCCAGTTCCTAATTGTACAGTAGTTCCAGAACCACCTAAAGTTAAGGTTGAACCACTTTGTTTATCAATTTCGTTTACTTCTACTTTAGACAATGACTAATACTCCTGTTACTGTAATCGTGCCGGGTATAGTTACTGGACCTGCAAGAACTCCATTTTCTACAGTTTGGTCACCATCAATTGTTCCTGCTTGATTTTTTATAAAATCATCTGGAGATGTCTGACCTCCAATGTATTGAACACCGTTTACTATTGCCGTCATGTTTCCTCCTATGTACTAATATCGTCTATGAATGAAGTGACAATATCTAAACTTGAAGCAGCACTGCTGTTAGCTTTTAATACATCACCACTTTTTAAAACAATTTTTGCACCACCTTGAATTAATTCAATTGCAGAATTAGGCGGGACAACCACATCTTTTGCAAGAAAATGATTATTACCACCATTTACAATAAATACTTCTACTTCAATACTAGAGGCGCTAACGTTACAACATCTAATTCCAATAACTGCATCAAAGTCTCCACCTGTTACTAATGTAACATCTGATGTTCCTACGTTTCTTTGTAAATCGTTTCTAAAATTTTGTGCCATAATTTATTCCTTTATAATGCAACAGCCATAGCAAGTGCAAATCCTGCTGAAGCTGCTCCTACTGGTGTACCCGACGCATCGAGATAAACCGTTTTATCTGCAGGCATTGTACAAAATACATCTAGAGTTCCGCCTGTAAAACTTATTTTAGATGTATTACCTGAAGAGTTATTAATAACGGTTGTTCTCTCCAAAGTTGTTGAACCTGATAAAGTTCCTAAACCTATTTCAAACGTGTTTGTGCCCTGTTCAAAAATACAATAGTAAGTCGTGTTACCTGTTCCTATACCACTATTAAAAGTTACATTACCTTGTCCAGGTGCAACACCCGCAAGTGTAATGTTACCTGTACCAGATGTTGTACTGTTTTCTTTTACTCTATCATTTATAACCAAAGCCATTTATTCTCCTATTACGATGTTATACTAATTCAT